TGGTGAAAACAATGTATTAGGCCGTGCCACATTACTTAGGGAAACAGATGAAGGTTTGTATGCTGAGTTTAAAATTTCAAAAACGCGTGAAGGTGATGAAGCGTTAGAGTTAGTTAAAGATGGGGCATTAGATCAACTCTCTGTTGGTTTTATGCCAATCAAAAATAAAAAAAGACCTGATGGTGTAATGGAGAGATTAAAGGCACATTTAGCAGAAGTATCACTTGTTACTTTTGGCGCATACGGTGAACTAGCCAGCGTTACAGGCATGAGAGATGGCCAACCGCAATTAACTCCTAGATTAGATGAGGCAAGGAAAATATTAAATGCCATACAGCGTAGTAAGTAACCATCCTGATTGTGAAGGTTATGCGGTTGTAAAAACTGATAACAATGAACTAATTGGCTGTCACAAAACGCAAGCCCAGGCTGAAGATCAATTAACTGCAATCAATATTTCAGAGTTTGGCGAAAACAGGGCTGAAGGTTATGCGCCTAATGCGGCAATGAAAAGTGAAGCGCAAAAGGGTTTAGATTGGCGCAGTGAATTTGGTAGAGGTGGCACAGAAGTTGGTATTGCCAGGGCTAGAGATATTGTTAATGGTAAAAACTTGCCTTTGGAAACCGTAAATCGCATGGTGTCTTTTTTTGCGCGCCATGAAGTAGATAAGAAGGCAGAAGGTTTTAATCAAGGTGAAGATGGCTATCCTTCTAATGGTCGTATTGCCTGGGCATTATGGGGTGGGGATGCCGGAAAATCATGGGCTGAAAAAATTGCTAATCAAAACCGTATTGATGAAAAAACAAGATTTAACACGGCATTACAAATACTGCAAGATTTAAAAAAAGAGATATAATTTTGATAAGTCGTAGAACACCTAACCCCGATTACCGGCGCGTTACACCTTCTCACTACAAAAACTACTAATAGGAGAACCATGTCAAACACATTTCTATCTTCTCTACGCGAGAAGCGCGAATCAAAGACATCTCTCATTCAGGCAACTTTAGACCGTGCGGCAGAAGAAGCACGCGATCTATCAGAAGTTGAGTTGGCTAATGTTGAAGCCCTTAACTTGGAGATTAAAAAGTTGGATGAGCGAATTGAGCAGATGAGCGATATTGAAATTCGCAATCAGAAGGCCGCAGAGTTAGCCGCTAAGGTTGATGCTAATGTTGAGCCAAAGAAAGAAGCACGCGCTGGTGGCTTTATTGTTACAAGCGAACAACTTACTTACTCAGAGAGATCAGGCAATGATTTCTTAACAGATGCTTTAAAAGCACAATTTAAAACAGATGGTGATGCCAGTGCTCGCATTGCTCGCCATCAACAGGAAATGGCAATTGAAAAGCGTGCAGTTGGTACATCCAATTTTGCAGGCCTAGTAGTGCCACAATACCTAGTTGATCTATATGCACCATTAGCACGCGCTGGTCGCCCTTTTGCTGATGCCGCACGCAAGCACCAACTACCTACACAGGGAATGTCAGTAGTGATCTCAAAGATCAACACTGGTACAACCACCGCATATCAGACATCACAAAACACTGCCGCAGTATCGCAAGATATTGCAGATAACACCCTAACCGTCAATGTAAACACAATTGCCGGTCAGCAATCAGTATCTAAGCAAGCATTACTACGCGGATACAACATTGAGGGAATTGTTTTAGGTGACTTGATCCGCGATTACCACACCAAGTTAGATAACTCACTTCTTAATGGATCAGGATCAAACGGTCAGCCATTAGGACTTCTAAACATGACAACTGGTGTTCTTGTAACTTACACTGCTACAACAGGTACAGTTGCAGGTTTGTATCCAAAGATTGCAGATGCAATTCAACAGATTCAAAGCAACATTTATGTCAATCCAAATGCAGTAATCATGCACCCACGCCGTCTAGGATTCCTATTGGCCGGTGTTGATTCATCAAACCGCCCATTGATTGTGCCACAGGCATATAATCCAATGAACGCAATGGGTACAGGTAACGGCACACCTACATACGGTAACTCAGGTTACTCAATTCTAGGATTGCCAATTATCGTAGATGCAAACATTGCAACAAATGTTGGCGCAGGTACAAATCAAGACACAATCTTTGTGGTTGATTTGAATGAAACCCATCTATGGGAAGAAGCCGCCGCACCAACCTATGTAACATTTGAAGAACCAAATGGCAAGGTTGCAATCAATATCGTTCTGTTCGGTATGTCAGCATTTACCGCAGAGCGTTATCCAAAGGCTGTTGCACAAATTAACGGTACAGGTTTAGCAACACCAAGTTTCTAAACTAAATAAGTTTCCAGGCCGCTACCCTTCCAGTGGCCTGGATTCTAACTATGATCGGTATTTAAAGAATGGAGTTTGTCTAATGTCCCAGGACAATGCAGGATTTGGATACCGATCATGGCTATAACAAATGGTTATGCAACATTAACTCAGATTAAAAACTATATGTCTATATCAGATAACACTGATAATGACTTGTTAGAGGATTTGATTGAATCAGCATCACGCTCAATTGATCGTATTGCTAATAGACGATTTTATTTAGATGCCAACGCATCCGCACGGCTTTACCGTGCGTACTCAGACATTTTTGTTTATGTAGATGATATTGGCACAACATCAGGATTGTTAGTTGCTTTAGACATAAATGGCAACGGCACATACACTAAAAGTTTAACTTTAAATACAGATTATATTTTAGACCCATTGACCGCATCATCTTTAGGTAGGCCTTTTACTCAATTGACAATGGTATCTAATACCGAATCATGGCCAATATTTCCAGGGCTAACTCAGAATGGATTACGCCCAGGCGTACAAGTAACTGCAAGATGGGGCTGGCCATCAGTGCCGGATGATATAAATATGGCCTGTTTAATATTAACCGCCGATTTATACAAGCGCAAAGATGCACCGGGTGGAATTTTAGGATTAGGTGACTTAGGTGTTGTCAGAATGTCACCAATAGGTCGGGATGTAACTGCAATGGTTAGAGCGTACAAAAAAGAAGTTATTGCATGACCCCAAGCACCGTTAGAGATAATCTAAAAACCGCATTACAAACTATAAGCGGATTGCGTGTTTTTGATTATGTCCCGGATTCTACAAACATCCCAACTAACAACGCTTTTGCAATTGTTGGCCAATTAACTTTAAATTATGATTTTACATTAAACAGAGGATTTGATTCTGCTACCTGCCAAATCATTGTTGTTGTGGGCAGAATGAGTGAAAGAAATGGACAAGAAAGATTGGATGGGCTACTTGCCTCATCCGGTTCAACTTCAATTAAAACCGCAATTGAGGCTGATAAAACATTAAGCGGTGCTGTCCAAACGCTCAGGGTTGTGTCTGCAAGCCCTGGCACAATTACATCCGCTAATATTGATTACCTAAGTTATCAATATTCGGTTGAGTTGATAGGTTAGTAACGAAAGGAAAAATATGGCCATATTTATGGGTAACAAAGTTGCCGTGATTGTAGGTACTACAACTATCAGCGATCATGTCAGCACTGTAAGCCTTGCACGCGAAATTGACCAGGTTGAGATAACAGCCATGTCAGATAATGTTCAGAACATGATAGGCGGGATTGAACGCCCAACACTATCCCTAGAACTTTACAATGATTTTGCGGCGGCTTCTGTAAACTCACTATTTGAGGATGCATTAGGTACTAAACTGAATATCAAATTGATACCAGTTGCAGGTACAGTTTCAGCCACAAACCCAAGTTATACAATGTCATGCTTAATCGCTTCATGGACACCTGTGAATGGTGCAATTGATAGCGTAGCCTCTGTATCTGTATCGCTTCCGGTAACTGCTTTAACAAAATCAACAAGCGCGTAATAAAGGAAAGGTGGGACAATGCATAAGATTGAAATTGTTAAAAAGGATGGTAAAAAACTTAGTTATGATCTTACGCCATCTGTAAAGGTGGCTTTTGAAGCCGAATTTAAAACAGGGTGGCGTAAGAGATTAACTGAACTACAAATGGAATCTGATTTGTGGTGGTTTGCCTGGCGTTTAGAAAAAGATGCCAGCAAAACTGATCTACCTTTTGGTGATGAATATATCAATCAATATTCAGATGTTGATTTGGTATATGATTCAAAAAATGGATAGACCGACACGGCTCAATATATGAAGTCGCTACCGTGTCGGTAGCCACAGGTATTAGCCCTAAAGATTTATTAGAGGTTGATCCAGCGATTTATGCGGCCATCAAAGCCATTTTGCAAGAACGGTATTACAGTAACAAGAAGGCAACAGTTAGGCGTAAATAATGATAGTACCGGATAGATCATTAAAGGCAATCTATGTTGAAAACTTAGATGCCGTAATGGACAAAATGAAAAAGATGGATGCTGATTTACAAAAAGAATTTAAAAGAGAATTAAACAAAGCGGTAAGGCCAGTTGCAAAATTGGCACAGAGTTTTGTACCACATTCACCATTCCCAGGTTGGCGTGATGTTGAGCCTTCATATCCACCTGCATGGGGTTGGGCTAATGACAATGTGCATAGGGGCAGAACTATTGGCGAAAACAAAAGAAGCCGCTGGAAATGGTCACAATCAGAAGTGGTTGCTGGCATTAAATTAAGTAGTGCTAAAACAAAAGTACAAAGAGTAAAAGGCACAACATTTTCAGTAACCGCCTTAGCGATAATAAATAAATCAGTACCAGGTATAATTTATGAGTTGGCAGGTTTTGGCACATCAAAATCAAGAAGCCGAACAAGGCGCGTTAGCCGTAATAAAAATGCTAGTGAATCTTTTATTAGAAAACTAGATGGCACGGCTAATTCAAGCGCATATAAAGAAAAAAGATTGATTTACCGGGCATCACAACAATTAGGTGGTCAGGTCAATGATAATCTATATGGAGTATTAAAGAAGTATCTAGGAAAAGAGT